GGAAACGCAGCGTTCAAACGAGAGATCTTATCCCTCCATACCAGACTCGGAGATGTAAACTACGAGGAAACAAAACAATTATTTTTAAATAACGTTCTTCAAGAATCTCTTGACAATGGAGAACCAGCATACTACAATAGCAATATTCTAGGACGCTACATGCGAAAAGATTATGGAAACTTTGGAAAGCATACTGAAGATTAATTATGATTGGGCAATACACCGTATGGATGTATTGTGTAAGTTAGGAACTATTGAAGATCTAGAAGAAGCAAATTCAATAAGAAAGGAATTTAAGGAATGGTTGGATCCTAATGCTGAAGATCATGATGTTCTTTCATTGGAATATCTTCCTGATTTATACTCCGATGGTGAGGATGTGTTCGGTTGACTTTGTTAGGGAAAGCCTATATAATTTGTAACGAAAAGTAAAGCTGAGGAGCACAAGCTTAAATGACTCGTCTAAAATCTAAGATATTGGAAATTCCAGCATCCGCACATGGTATACTGGAATTTGCCTTTTTTGTAGGAGTAGGAATAACTGCTGGATCTTTGGGTCTAGTATAAATAAAAATTACTTGGAATAAAGTTATGCAAAAAATTATAAATGTATTTGCTCTTGCGTCTGCTGCTGTATCTGTTGCCGTTGTCGCTAGTGGCGTATTTGTATATGTCAACAGAGATTCAATTGTTGATAGCATCAAGTCTCAAGCTATTGAAGCAGTTACTGGGTCTTTAGGTGGTGGACTAGGAGGAGATCTTCCTATTGGAACTCCTGATCTTGCTGCTCCTAGTGATTCTGCAACAGCACCTGTACCATCTGGTGGTTTAGGAGTCCCAACTTTCTAGAATGAAAATTTTATTAGCATCCTTATTGGCAGTAACACCTGTTTCTGCTTCTATAAATGGTAATGTATTTCAAGAAGGATATTCAGAATCTCGTCAATGCTTTACTACAGAATATAGAGAAGAGTATATACCAGGAACCAAAGATGCTCCTGGTTATGTACAATCATTCCATGAAACTACTCAAGTTCCTTGTAACTATGATAGAGATTCTGTAAGGAATGGTGGATACAGACGCAAGACCACAATACAATTTGATAATAATGATTGTACTGATGGTAAGATTGCTGGTGGATTAGTAGGTGGTGGTTTAGGTGCTGCTATCTCAAGGGGAGACGGACGCTGGTGGGCAATTCCGCTAGGTGCTGTTCTTGGTAGTCGTATAGGATGTGAAGTTGAAGGTGGTTAAATGAAATCATTATTTAAAATCTTTAGTACAAAGTGGTTTAGATCCGCACCAGTTGTAGCAACTATATGGTTGACTATCACTGCTGTTATACTAATAGAAGTTAATTATTACTTCCCAGACTTTTTATTCCTTCCTGTTAAGTAAACTTGCTATATAGTAAGATGTTGCTATAATAGAATGGCAGAAGAAGTAAAAGAAGAGATTCTGGAAGAAGAACCCAAAGAAGAAAAGAAGGGGTTGCTTCAGAAAGCAAAAGATGCTATACTACCTGATGCCGATGAACAGGCAGCAATCATCAGTACATTCGTCAGAATTACTGTTCTTGCCTGGTCGGGTGGAATATTGACATTAAATTATGTTGCCATTCCAGGTGTACCACAACAGAAAATTGACCCAACTTTTATAGCTTCGGTTTTTACTGGAGTTTTAGCTTCCTTCGGAATCCAGACCGCATCTAAGAAAGGTGATGGTACTATGAAGATGGATAAGAATGGTAACGCTACTAATGGTAATGGTAATGGTGGCGGTGGAGGCATCAGTAAAGATGATCTAGCAAAGTTAATCGAAGCAGCAAAATCTACAGGTCCTACTCAAACTATTAGAGTTGAGCAAGCACCACTTAAGATTACTACTGACAACGATTCAACAGAAACCTTCAAGATGTAAAGTTCGTATTTTTTTATGATGGACAAACAAATAAATTGGACCAAGTGGTCTGCCCTTGGATTGGGTGGATTACTTGGTCTTTCGCATATAGGTATGCTTGTAATGCTTGCTACCAGAGAAACTAGTAAGTATCCTAAGATTGCTATTCCTCCTGTGAATCAGTATTCTTCGGTTAGAGTAATGGCAGGAGAAGATGGATACAGTCTTGAGTATCGTGGTAATGATCCTAAGAGTATGTTTACTACTAAAACTGTAAGCAACGGTGGATTCCTTAAGAAAGGTGATACAACTACTATTACAAAAGAATATACTATGGATGGTGCTGTGCATCATGGTGGTCCAGTATCTAACGGTAGAACTTGGATTGAACCATTATCTGTAGGTAACATTAACGAAAAAAAGATTAGTGCCAAGACTCAGGAATGTATTGAGGCAAGAGGTGGTGGAAAATCGACAGGAAGAATTGTCGGTGGTAGCGTTGGTGCTGCTGCTGGTTCTTCTCTCTCCTCTATTCCTTTCGTTGGTTGGGTTTTGGCTGGTGCTGCTACGATGATTGGTATGAATGAAGGTGCTGATCTAGGTGGTGATGTGGCAGAAAGTTTCAGTGATTCATGTTCAGAGGAGTTTTAAATGCCAGTATATAGAGACTATGAAATTCGTATAAATCTTAATGAATTAATAGAACAAAGGATACCAGTGTGTAATCTAACTCACAAGGATCATTGTTTAACTGATTCGCAGATTGCTGATATCGCACATGATATTAACATGGATCTTAATTTACATCCAATCTATCATCAGATAGACGAACATATTATGAGATATGTTAATGCAGCAAATATAGAAAATAAAGATCATTGGGTTGAAGCAAAACTTCCTGATCTTGATGTTGGTGACGAAGAAGAAATTAGGTTTGAATAACCATGTCCGTAATAGATTTTTCCACACAAATAAAGGAGGGAACTAAGAAGTCTCATTCCGCAGCAGAGAATACTTCTTTTGTTGCATCATTTCTTAGAGGAGTTGTAAGTAAGGAATCTTACAAGAAACTTGTTTGTGATCTATATTTTGTATATTCCACAATGGAGGAAGAGGTTGATAATTTAAAAGATCATCCTATAGTTGGTCATATAAATTTATCAGATCTTAATAGAGTAAACTCACTCGAAAAAGATCTTAGGTTTTATTATGGACCTATCTGGAGGTCACTTATTAATCCTTCAGAAGCATGTAAGAACTATGTAAATCGTATTCGTGAGGTAGCGAAAAATGAACCAGAACTTTTGGTTGGTCATCATTACACCAGATACTTGGGCGACCTCTCAGGGGGTCAAATACTTAAAGGAATTGCTCAAAAAGCTATGGAATTGGGGGATGGGCAAGGCTTAAGTTTTTATGAGTTTGAGAATATACCTGATGCTAAGGCATACAAAGCATGTTATAAAGGAATTCTTAATCATTTAGACCTTGACCAGAAACAAGTTGATGCTATAATAGAAGAAGCAAATTACGCTTTTAAATTAAACATGGATATGTTTAATAGTCTAGAAGGTAATTGGTTCAAATCGTTACTTCAAATTTTTATTAGTTCCATTTTTAAAAAGAAATGATTTTTCTATCAAAACCCTCAGTATACAACCTACCAGGAACATGGGAGAGACAACCTGATGTTCTTATTCCACATTTCAATCTAACCCCAGATCAAGGATTAATTTTATTCTTTGGTTTAGTACTAGGTGGTTTGGTTGCGTATGGAATCTATCTTACATTTGGACCAGGTAAAAAGAATCTAAAAGATCAGATAGATGAACACGCAAAGATGCATGAGTTGGGAATTGCTCATGGTCATGGTGGAAACAAAGAGGCATATGAGATGTCTGGTAAACTAAAGCATAAGCACGAAGAATGAATTTTATTTTACTTATAATGTCTTTCGCAAATTTTGTATTCTACCCACTAGTGGTAGGATCCATCATTGCGGTTGTCATTGAGCAGGTTCTCCGAAGAGGTGAGAACGAAGCTAATATTCTCATTTCCATGACAGTAAGAAAGTTTCTTGTCAGACAGGCATGGCTCTTTAATATAATCTGGTTTATTGGATATGCTATAGTATTGTTTATGATGAAACCAGGTCCACAACAAATGCCCGATATGATTTGGCAAGGATGACTAAAAATTACGATGACTCCAAATGGAGAGAAGAATATAAGAACTATACTTCTAGTAAGTATGAGTTAGATCTCTTGGAAAATGGTCCCAAGAGTCTTTCTCAGTCATGGGTAATGGGAGCATTACATAATAAATGGAAGAAAATGAAAGGATATGTAGATCCTGAACCACCAGATGTTTCATCATCATTGAAAGAGTTTTTTAAGAGTCAAAAAGATCAAGGTATCTAATGAGTCAGTATGAATATCTTGTAAGACAGTACGAATTGGCAACACACATGGAAGAAAAATTAGAACTAACTGAAGAGAATGTAATTAAAGTTCTTGAAGAACTTTTACCATATATTGAAGCGGATGGTGGAACTCTTCAGTTTGTAGAGATAGAAGAGGAAACTAACTTTGTTAAGGTTAGATTAGGTGGTGCGTGTGAGACATGTGCTATGAGTGTTATGACTTTGAAGCAGGGTATAGAAAGTAAATTAATGCATGAGATACCTGATTGTTATGGAGTTGTTCAGGTTCTCTAACTGAGTGTTGGACTCCACATATTAATGCGTAAAAATACCTATATGGTATAATAAATAATAATAGTACTGGGATTGAAAAATCATGCCCCTGACGCAACAAAAGCATTACATTGTCGGTTATCACGACACACAACATCAACATCATGAAATCTGCGAATACGCTGTAGATTCATATAACGCAATACAGAATTCTAAAGAGGATGTTCCTTATCTAAGGGAGCATCCTTCTTTTATTGACTATTGTACAAAAGAGTTACCTGAGATTGATAGGATTACACATCTTATGGCAGCAGGTATTCCAATGGGACGCTGATTATGAAGCATGAAATAATGTGGTGGATGAGCCGACTCACCATCATGGGAACATCTTTAAGTTTATCGTTCTGGTTAGCAGCACAGGCATATGCTTAGATTACTAATAGAATGGGTAGGGCAGAATATGAATACTCTTGCTCTATTCAGTTGGGTAATATTTTTACCTATAGGGTTTATGTCAATAGATTCGGAAAGAAATCCTGAAAGGTATAAGCATAAGTAATGCCTTCGGATATAGTCTGGTCAATAAATATTATGGTAGGCTTGCTATTAGTCTTAGTAAGTGCTAGTATATACTGGATTTTTAAATACGATGATTGGTATCCTAACCCCATTATTCATAGTCACATCTCCTCTGAATGTGAATCAGATGATTCAGCAAGTAAGGAATTATAAGGCAGAACAAAACAGACCAACTGTTGAGCAGATGCTAAATAATACACTTACGGAGTATGAAGATGGGAGCGATGGTTCCACCGTCAAGGAAGAGTTGTTACAACTTCCGAGTGACAGAGATAAACAGA